TGTGGCATTGAATTAGAACTCGATTACGATTTTGATATCTTCTATCTGGTCACCAGCACGAGTGATCGCACCTCTATTATCTATGTAGATCACATCACCTGAGTTTGGATCTACTTCTGCTTTTGCATAACCATTAGTGAATGCCATACCTAGATCGTATTCAGCATTGTTAATAACCCTTGTAGAGGATCCTGAAACAATGGGGAAGTTGATGTCTGGGTCAGCAGATGCACCAGATGTAGCACCCACTATTGGGTTACCTCCTTCAAACTCGATTAGGTTACCAGTAAATTCGGGGAAAATACCGTCAACTCTATTCTGATAATATTTAAGCACTTTAGTTGTGCTATTCCATGAGATAACACGTCCTCTAGCAGTTACCTGTTGCCCACCAACAGTACGAGACTGTGTAACAATCTCATCAGTCTGGAAGTTTCCAGTAAACGTAGGTGCAAATATTGCAGCCTTGGTGGCACTTAATGTCAGGTCGGACGTTAACTCCTGAGTACCAAACTTGTTAGGATTAATTACCAAACCAATACGACGATAATCGTTATCAGTTGGGAAGTCACCAGATCCTTCATCGTAGGTGAACTTAGTGTTGATCATTACACGGAAACCACCCAACTCAGTTGCTGGAGTAGCACCATGCCCTTTAGATGGTGGAATAACAACTTCAACGCTACCACCAGTACCTGTTCCAGCACCAATACCGTTGACTTCATCTATCACAACCTTACCAAAGGTATATCCAGATCCACCAGATGTAACAGTAGCAGAGGCAATACGACCACCGTCTACAACTAATGAAACCCTACCACCTACTCCATCACCCTTGATAGGGACATTTTCATAGGTACCATTGTTATAACCACTACCTGAAGAGGCAATAATAATAGTGTCAATTTCTCCACCAATAGCATCTGCTACCACTGCGGTATCAGATAGCACAGGCATATATTCGTTAGAGAAGAATTTTAAGACTTGACCAACAGGGATCGTGTACATATACTTCCAACGGTAGCCATCAGCAGTTGTGATAATTGAAGTGGAGGTTCCTGTGGGCTCAACAGTAGAAGGTTTACCATTAGGATCAGCAGGACTTGTCCCGTTGTAGATGCATTTGTACGTTTGATAAGACGAGTTAACGACGTAAAAATCTGAGTCGTATAACTTCGTAGCACCTGACGATGCGGTCTTAGTCGAGGAGTAATCATGGCGATACATATCATAAACGTAACCCAATCCACCAGTGGTTTGCTCTGGGGGAATCCAGTCGGTTCGTCTGACAACCTGAATAGTGTCATTTGCTAACACCCTCTTCATGGATATCATATCCGAATAGTCATCCGCAAATTCTTGGAATGAGTCTACTGGGTCTGGAGGTGCATTCTCGTTATCCCACGGTTGTGGTCTGCCTATGAACACATAAAGGCGATCCCTAGCACTACCTGCCAACAGGTCAGACTGCGTAGGATCTGGTCCTTCAAGTGCTTTCCTAAACCTTTCGGCAGTAAAGATTCTAAATTGGTCGGTAAGTAACGCCATCGTACATGAATTGCCTTAGTTTTATTTATGTGGGTTATTCATCTTCATTTCTAACAGCTGAAGTATATTCAATAGAGAATATCTTGGCCGTTGCACCTGAAGTCTGCCCAGTTATTGTTTCACCCTCTGTCCACAGATAAGTGGTACCATTTGGAGAAACTAAATCCTTTAAAGTTAATGTGTGGAGATTTTCGTTAGTACCTATTACAGGACCAGCGACTATCCCAGTAGAATGAGCAGTCATAGCGGATGTAGCACCCAATACTTGCTCAGTTGCTGTAAATACAGCAGAATTAAGATATTCTAAAATTATACTAGCAGTAGATGTATGAGTATCTCCATCACCTAATGCACCAGCAGATTGGATAGTAGCAACTAAAGGTGTTGCACTTCCATCATATATCTGATTACCTGATTGGAATAAAGTAGTATTCTGTCCACCAAGAGTTTCCTCTATACCATATTTAGACTCAGCAATACCACCATCTAAGTTAACTTGATTTTCATACTCAGTACCAGTGTTAACTAAGTCGATAATACCATCACCAACTCCATCCAATTCATCATCATCTTCAAACTTTCTGTTGAGGATAGCACCTAAAGGATCTGTAAATGTTACTATATCATCACCTTCAGACTCTAGTAATACGTGAGGCTCTATACCAGTGCCACTAGATCCAGCAACTCCAGCCACAAATGCTACAATCTTGGATTTTTCATTAGATCTACCACCATCAATGAATGCTAATTCATCAACCTCAAATGTTAGATACAGTGCTCTCTCAGTAGGATCCCAGTCATATACAATAGCAACCCTATTATTAGAGGATTCAATTACCCTTCTAACCTTATCAGTTACTTGGAAGTTGTATGCAGTTAACCCTGTATTTGGATCATCTTGTAGGTTATCTAGGATAACCTTCTGATCGAATCTAAAGTTAAGACCTCTATCACAACCAGTAAAGGAATCATAGTCATCACCATTTGATATAGAAGTTTTACCTGTATATCTTATAATCTCTCTACCAAGTAGAATCTTACCTGAACCTGAATATGGGTCAGTAGTCTGTACAAATATTGTTCCAGTGCTGGAGTTAACATTACTTGTTAATCCAGTTAGATTATATACAGTAGAGTTTAGTGACTGTCTGTTTCTTGCTTCACGAATTAAGTTAGTATCTCTAGTAAAGATAATCTCAGGAGGAGTAGTATATCCACCACCACCTCTAACTAGGTCTATATTAGTGATCTTACCTAGGTTTATGAATGCCTCAGCAGATGCACCTGATCCACCACCCTTAATGATTTGTATAAGGGGTGGAGTCTCAAAGAATTCACCTTGATTAGTTAGAGTAATAGAAGAAACTTCACCAAATTGGTTAACAGCAGCAACACCAGTTGCACCTTGGCCACCACCACCTGAGATGATGATATTTACGTCCTCTTCTGTATAGTTCCTACCTTGCTCTTCTATAGCAAGACCAGTAATTAGTCCTGTAACAGGTACTAATTCAGATCCAGATCCACCACCACCAAGTACTTGAGCATTAGCATCGAAATAACCGTCACCAGGAACAGTCATCTGAATGAAATCTAATTCACCATTCTCTTTAAGGAAGATATTGCCTCTTGCAGATCCATCACCACCATCATCTTCTATCTTAAGACGTAATGGGTCATATCCTTCACCTGGATCTAATACTTCTACAGCAGTCAGTTCACCTAAGTCACCTTCTATGACTGCTCTTAATACTGCGTCTCTTATAGGAGTACCGCAATTCTCAACCCTCAATCTTGGTGGGTCGTTAGGATCATATCCACTACCCTTTTCAAGTACATAAACATCCCTTACCCCAAATATACTATTGAATATTGGGATAATAGAAGCACCGCTACCTGGGACTGTTCTTACTGCCATATTAGACTACCGTTAAGTTTCCTACCATTGCTGGATGTAATGTGCACTGATAAACATAAGTTGTACCAGCTGCTAAAGCCATTGGGACTGTCCAGTACTGGACACCTTGATCACTACCAGTAACACCTTCTGTTACTGCTGTACCACCAGAAGTTTGCCTTAAAGCAAATGGGTGACCTGCTCCAGTTACATTATTAAATCTATATGTAAATCCTCTATAGACAAATACAGTTGGGTTGTCTGTAGAAGCATTAACACCACCACCAGCAAATCTATATGCAGCTGATCCATTGGAAGTTATATTAAATCCTATTGTAGGAGATACAACAGCATCCCATGATCCACTGTTATTGAAGATTATGTTATTATTTGCTGAGGCAGATCCACTAAGATAAAGATCAGCATTTATAGTTACAGTATTTGATGTAACAGCAGTAGTAACTCCATTACCACCAGAGATTGCTAGTGATGATGTTGATAGTTGTGCTGTAGTAGATCCAGAGTCACCTGTAATAGTTTCATATACTTCTTGTACTACATTGGGAGAGTCATTTGTAATCGTGAGATTATCTCCACTAATAGCAGTACTAACACCAGTCCCACCAATGAGGTTAATAGTAGCAGTTGTACTACCTGCGGTTTTGTTTCCTGCGTCACTTCCAATTACTCCATAGGCATTTTGGTTTGAATCACCAAGTGCCCCAGTCATGTTTATTGTGAGGGTGTCTCCTGCGATTGCAGTCGAGATATTAGTGCCTCCCGCAACTGTAAGAACATCAGTAGGAGCACTAGCAGTAGTACTACCAGTGTCAGCAGAGATTCCTTCAAATAAATTTTGAGTGGTTCCACCGCCACCACCACCTGATGAATCATCGTTTGCAGGTTCCCATGCACTGTTGCCAGCATTCCATTTAATAACTTGTCCATCACTAGGTCCGCCTCCAACGGTCATGTCTACATCGCCAAGATCACCAAGACTATGATCTTCACCTATAATTTTCTTCCAACCACCACTGGTTGCAACCCTTGCTGTGTTATCAGCAACTACAAGAGCAAACATACCATCATGTGTACCAGAATCTGGAAGATCACCAGTAGTAGCAACGGAATTGCTATACTTTAACTTACCATCAGCACCATCAATATATGTTAAAGCAGATCCTGTGCCACCAGCCCACAGTTTAATATCTCCAGTGCCATTTGGTTGTAGAGTTATATCACCATTAGATGCTGATATGATTTTGTTACCATTGACATCTATATCTCCAGTAAACTTACTGAAATCTCCCTCAGTAAACTGAGCACCATTCCATTTTAGAATCTGATCAGATGCGGGTGTGCCAACATTAATTTGTATATTGGTATCGTTACCGAGATTGGTATACAACTCATCAATGACGCTATTTAATTTGATAGCACCATCTCTCAGACTGTCACCAGTCCCATCGTTTGCCGACGATCCAATATTAAGGGATTGCTTTGCCATGATTGTAGTCTTTACAGGGTTATTTAGGTACCATCATAAGTTTGTAGTGTGGAATCCATAGTAGATGAGGTACTATCGAATCTATTATCTGTGCTACCACCACTACCACCACCAGTAACAGTAAGTGTTACAGCATTAGAATCCAATGGAGAATTCTCTGCGGCTGCTGGTGCACCAATAGGTCCAGATATCCTACAACGGAATCTGTAACCAGTCATATAAGATAATGCAGTTACTGCATATGTGTTAGTGGTCGCTCCAGTTATAGCAGCAAAAGCAAATCCACCATCAGTAGATCTATACCACTGATATGCAACAGGTCCATCTTCTGGACTCACAAGTTTAGTAATTGTAAATGTAGCAGTTTCGCCAGCATTGACAGTAGCATTCTGTGGTTGTAATGCGAATGACAATACAGGTAGAGGACCGCCATCACCACCGTCACCACCACCGCCTCCAGCGACTGCTTCTACAGTAAAGGCAGTATCAATCGTTTCTCTAGTAGTAGTGCCAATAATATATGGAAATTTAGTAACAGCAACGTCAGTTTCGTCTACAGTTAGGAAATATGCATATGTGCCATCCTGATATTCGGGAGTAATAGCAAATCTACCATTATGAATATCTAAATCACCAGTTCCTTCCACATATTCATAGTCCTCCATAAGAGTACCAGCTGGTGGATTATCATTATTGTTACCATAATCAGGTCTTCCAGGTGCTTCTGTGTCTCTTACAGCATATGAAGTCCTCATTACTCGTGAACCACTCAAATTATCGAATGGTGTGTTATATCCATAAGGTCCATAGATAGGAAATCCATCAAATGCTATACCTATTATCTTAGAATGACCGTCAGGATGACGAATATTGTCTCCATTATACTGAGTTGACCCATAATAATCATTATATGTTGCCATAGATGACCCTGCTTGCCAACATCCTAAGAAATCTGGGTCATGATAGTGATAAATTCCTTCTTGTTGGGGGTGACCACCACAAGAATCGTCTCCAGTATTGACAAAAGATAGATCTCCAGCAGCAACCCAACTAAATCCTGATGGTGGATTGAGTCCAGCACCAGCAGAGGGGTTAAAAATAGCAACTCCATTACCAGCAATACCAATTTGACCTAATGGTACTTCAGATCTACCATTTCTTTGATCAAAATACTCATATGTGCCACTAACAGGAGTAGTTGCCTGCACATCCACAATGAAATCTAACGCATCATCTGACGATAACCAACATTCGCCAGCAATAGATGTAAATGTTGTGCTCTTAAAGACAAATTTTCTCTTCTCACCATCACTAAAAACGACCATAATGTGATCATTTTCAGCAATATGAGGTGATGGACCAGTGAAAAGAGTTAAATCATTTACAGAGATCGTAACTCTTTTAATGTACCCGTCATGTGTATATCCATTACTATCAAATGTGCGAGCAATTCCAAATGTTCCTCCACGGTATAAGAAATCATGGTCGAAATCCTTTTCTGTAATTGTATTTGGGTTGTTATCATTCGGGAACGTACCAGGAACCACAGGAGCTGGAAGCATGTCCGATGCCACTGTGATTACTTTAGTACTATTATCGAAGGAAGCTGTTGCTGCCATTGTTTTACTTTTATTTAGATGTCGTCAAAGATCAGATTCGGTGTGAAGTTACTGATTACAGTAGCACCTGTCTGGACGCTTAGGATAGCGGATAATGAATAAACTGGAGTTGCACCAGCAGCAGTGATTGCGACTCTGTATTCGTCACCATCATCTGCCTGTGCTGTAACATTTGTGTTGTATGTTGACTGGTTAGCACCAATGATGTTGCTCCAAGTCTGTGTGCCATACTCTTTCTTCTGCCACTGATAATTCATTGTCTGACCGTTAGTTACAGTAGAAACAACTGTGAATGATGCAGTCTGACCTTGGTTAACTGTTACGTTAACTGGATCAGTAGTAATAGCAATTGTGCCAGGATCAATACCACTACCACCACCTTCTTCACCAGATGGACCTTCGCCTGCGAGAACGTCAAATCCACCGTTAATAGGACCACCTTCAGGAGGTGTCCAATCATCTGGGACTACGTTATCGATTGCAACAGCAGGTGCAGAGTAACCGACACCATTTGTCTTAACATCAATTCTAGTAATACCCATCAATGCCTTGATGCGTGAATCAAATCCAGAGGAAGAGATAACGTCAACGTTAGGACGTGATGTGTAACCATCACCAGGATTGGTTAATGTTGCGTTAGTAATTTGACCAGAGGTGATATTGGAGATAGCAGCAGCGTTTCTACCCTTAACAGATCCAGTATATTCAAATGTAATCAAGGAGTTAGAAGACTCAATTAGAGCAACTTCACGATTAAATTCTTCACCCTCAATTGCAAGTTTGTCACCAGCTTCAATTGGTGGGACAACGGTTGCTGCGATAACGTCAGCATCAGATCCAATGTATGAGAATCCAACAAATGTTGCTCCCGCACGTGGGACTTCAGCGAAGATTAGTCTTGATCCAACAATCTCATATGCGACTCCTGGTTCCT